TGGCGAGGAGAAGGCGAACAAGATCTCCAAGCAAGCCACTACACGAGGCACTTCGGTACACTCTGTCATTGAGAAGTATCTAAACAATGAAGATGTTTCTGGCGTTGAGATGATGCCGAACGTCAAGTCTATCTTTTACAAGATGAGAGTTGAACTGGACAAATTACAGAACATTCACTGTCTGGAAGATCGCCTGTTCTCTCATTCTCTGAGACTGGCTGGGCAGGTGGACTGTATCGCTGAGTATAATGGCGTTCTCTCTGTAGTTGACTTCAAGACTGCGAATCGTTTGAAGTCTAAAGACAAGATCGGTAACTATTTCATGCAGGGTGCAGCCTATGCAACCATGTTTACCGAGATGACTGCGATTCCTATTGAGCAAGTAATTATCCTAATTGGCGTTGATTCTGCTTCTTTCACTCAAGTTTTGAAGGTAAAACCACAGGATCACATTGATGAACTGAAATCCTACATTGCTAAATATAATGGGGTAATGTTGGATTAAATGGGGTAACAATGATTCGTCAATACATTTTTGAAGGTTTGGTTGATCGTGTCATTGATGGCGACACCTATGACATCATTCTTGATCTAGGTTTCTATATCAGCCATATGATTCGTGTTCGCTTGAAGGGTGTTGATACTCCAGAAGTATTTGGTAGAGCAGCCAGCGAAGAAGGTAAGATCGCTTCTGCTTATGTGAAAGATTTGATTGAAGGCAAGCGTGTAGTTGTACAGACTCATAAAAATTCACCCAGCACATTCAATCGCTGGGAAGCCGATGTGTACGTTCATTTTTTACTCGAAGATGGTACACCTAGCCAGATGAATCTGGCTGATCATTTAGTTGACAAGGGCTACGCAAACAGAGTATAATAGAATCTATAGTGGTATGAAGCGAAATGAAGGTGCTGCGGACTCGGGTTCGATTCCCGACATCTCCACCAAAAGCATTCTATCCCTACCTGACGAGGAAGGATCGAATAGAACTAAACAGAATGCTTTTGATGGGGATGCACTGGTTTCGACGGGGCAAGATAGTTAAGCAGACCACTGGAAAGGCGACGAACCTAATTCGCGCAAAACTAGTAAACGCAAACGATGATGTTTACGAAATGGCTCTAGCTGCCTAATAAGCACTAGACTCGGGGTTTCGGTGGGTTTCCTGGCAACAGAATAACCCACCTCTTAGAGACGAAAAGATGGAAATCAAAATTTATCAAAACTATTATTTACCAGAACAACGTGCGCACCTAGATCCTGCATTTGTTCCGTACGATAACATTGAAAATAAAGAGCCAGAACTCAGAGAGTATCCTATTCTCAAGAAGCTGCAACAAATGCACAAAGATGATGATTTGTGGTGGGGATTGACCAGCTGGAGATGGGAAGAGAAAACTAGAACTCCAGGAAAATTATTCATTGACAAGATTGTTCAAAATTCGGGGCATGATGTATACCATTTGAATTATGACATCGTCTCAGCAAATAAATCAAGAAATATCTTTGTTCAAGGCGACATGCATCATAAAGGTATGATAAAATATTTTGAGAGATTGTGTCAGGTTGCTCAGTTCAATGTAAATGTCCACAAAGAATATGACAAAAAATACTTCATAACTTGTCATAATTATGTTTTACATTCAAGTATGTGGAACAAGTGGATTGCCTTTTTAGATTTTTGTATAGAGATATCTAAAAAAGATGATCAGCTCAATAATTACTTGTACATTGAGACTAGCGTCAGATATAAAAAGGCTATTCCAAATTTTAGTTTTGTAGTTGAAAGATTAATTGCGTTGTTTAGCATAGTTTATGAGTTACGAGTGATGTCATTAATGTTAATCACAGATTCAAGATCTCACGTCCCAAATCGACTGAGACCCAAATAAATTTTTGCTAACCTAACGAGGATCAAATGCCAAGTCGTCTAATACCTGTAATCACAGTTACAATGATATTCCTATTCATACAGTTTATCAATACTTCAATATACAATAGGAACGTCAATGAATTGAAACAAACAATCAACGAAATGAGAAACAAGCACACCAATGTTCAAGAACAATTGATGAGACAAGAGACCTTCAATCGTCAACTTGAATGCCTCGCTATGAATATCTATCACGAGGCTAGATCTGAATCCTATGACGGTCAGCTGGCAGTTGCTACGGTTACAATGAATCGCGTTGACTCTGATAAGTATCCAAAAACTGTATGCGGTGTTGTTTGGCAAAAGAATAACAACGGATGTCAGTTCTCTTGGACTTGCGATGGTAAGTCAGACCGCATACGCAATCAATCTGCCTACTCTAAGGCAATAGATATTGCTGAAAAAGTTTTGCTAAATGGTGAGAGATCATATAAAATAGATGATGATGTGATGTACTATCACGCTGACTACGTCAATCCCAACTGGGAAGAGCGTTGGAATGCTGAGTTGATTGCGCAAGTTGATAGCCATAAATTTTACAGGATAGCATATGCAAATTGATACTGAGGTGAAACTTGATTACGCTGATGTATTGTTAGTCCCACGAGAATCTGATCTAATAAGTAGATCCCAGATCGATCTTGAGGTCAATCACTTTGACATTCCCGTGGTGCCAATCATTGCCGCAAACATGGATGGTGTTGGTACTTTTGCAATGGCAAGAGAACTCGCTAAATATAAAATCCTGACCGCTCTAACCAAACATTATTCACTCGACGAACTATTGGACTTTTATGCATCAGATTCATCTAGATACGCTATTTACTCTTTGGGCAGCAACGAAGCTGATTATGAGAAGTTTGTTGCTTTCGACAGCAGCTGCTGTGACCTTGGTATTGCTCATCCCATTAGTATTTGTATTGACGTGGCTAATGGTTACACACGCCATTTTGAAGACTTCGTGGCGCAAATTCGTGAGAACTACCCAGACTACATCCTCATGGTCGGGAACGTCGTCACCCCAGAACGAACAGAGCGATTGGTAGACGCTGGTGCTGATATTGTAAAGATCGGCATTGGTCCTGGTTCTGTGTGCACCACTCGAAAGTTGACTGGTGTCGGCTATCCGCAATTCTCTGCAGTCCTAGAATGCGCTGCAGCTGCTCAAGGAGCAGGAGGCAATATCGTAGCGGATGGCGGCATTACATGTCCTGGCGACGCTGCCAAGGCTTTCGCTGCTGGTGCCAAGTATGTAATGATTGGCGGCATGTTTGCTGGTCACGTTGAAGGTGGCAACGGTGCTGACACAAGTTTCGTAGAGTTCTACGGCATGGCTTCCAAGGCAGCGCAAGATCAACATAACGGTGGTGTGGCTGAGTATCGCGCATCAGAAGGCAAGGAAGTCAAGATTGCTTTCCGTGGTCCTGTAAAGAATACAGTGCAAGAACTACTCGGTGGCATTCGTTCAGCCTGTACTTATATCGGTGCCGAGACGCTATCTGAAATGCCTCGACGCGCTAAGTTCGTTCGCGTCAATCGTCAAATCAATAATGTGTTCTCGTGATGCCGACACGTGAAGAAAAGAATAATTTCTCCATGATGATTCTGACTAGAGCGCAAAATCTACAGACCGATCACATGGATGCCATACTCACCTATTGTGAAGAACAAGATCTTGAGGTGGAAGTGGCTGCATCTTTGATCGATGATGTGTTGAGAGCGAAGTTGGAAGAAGAAGCGCAGATGAATAATATCATACCGAGGTCAGCGAAATTACCACTATGACAGGACATGAGTTCTGCGCGACTTATCTGGCTGTGAAACTGCACTTCAATAATGAAAAATATAACTTCTTTGCAGGTAGCGGAAAAGCCAAGATTGGCGAGGAAGCATTCAATCGCCGCAAAGACAAGTTCAAGTTTCATCGCTTGGCGCGTAATCTAAAGGACGAAGAAGTTGTTCCTTTTCTGGTTGCTAATTTCGTTAGGAACAATGATTGCTGGATTCAAAATCTATTGGATTCTGATGGACTGGCTGCATACAACGAGCACAAAAGAATCACTCAAGCGATGTCGCGATACTATCAAGAAGATCTGGCAAAGTTTCCTAGAGATCCGAAAGAAATAAATGAATTGTTTGCAGTACAGAACGGTGGTCATCCAAAACTTTTGACAATGTACATGCAAGGTGATATACTACTTGAGACGATGGTGATATTGAACAACATCTTTCAATACCTGTCTCGATGGGATAAAGAGATTACTGAAACGGTAATCTATCCAAAGATTTCAAGAAGAATCCGTAAGTACGGTGCCTTCCTGGAAGTGAATGTCGCGAAGTATAAAGACCTGACAAAGTCTTGCCTTTTACAACGCGATGATATATAATATGTGTATACGATGAATAATGTGGACAAATTCAATACAATACATACGAGGTAATACAAATGACTAGTTTATCTGCACTAAAAAAGAATAACTCTCTTGAGAAACTGACTCGCGCAATGGAGTCATCTTCAGCTGGCGGTGGAACACTGAAGAAGGAAGATGATCGTTTCTGGGTTCCAGAAGTTGATAAGAGCGGCAACGGTTACGCTGTAATTCGTTTTCTAGATACACCTGCTGCTGATGGCGAAGATGGTCTTCCTTGGGTACAAGTCTGGTCACACGGATTCCAAGGTCCTGGTGGTTGGTACATTGAGAACTCACTGACAACTCTTGGTCAAAAGGATCCAGTTTCTGAGTATAACACTCAGTTGTGGAACTCTGGCATCGAAGCCAACAAGGAAATCGCTCGCAAGCAAAAGCGCAAGTTGACCTACTACGCAAACGTCTTGGTTGTTTCTGATCCAAAGAATCCAGGAAACGAAGGTAAGGTGTTCTTGTATAAGTTTGGTAAGAAGGTCTTTGAGAAGATCAATGCCAAGATCAATCCAGAGTTTGAGGATGAGAAGCCAATGAATCCTTTTGACTTCTGGAAGGGAGCAAACTTCAAGTTGAAGATTCGCAACTATGAAGGATATCGCAACTATGACAAGTCAGAGTTCGACACTACGTCAGCTCTGTTTGATGGTGACGATAAGCAGATTGAGAAGGTTTGGAAGTCTGCATATTCTTTGAAGGACTTTGTAAAGCCAGAGAACTTCAAGTCGTATGACGAATTGAAGGACAAACTCAATCGCGTGCT